CATCGACAGGTCTACACTGGCGATTCCCCACCCCTGGAGTCCGTGTGCCATGAGTACCTACAAAATTGCTGTCTTCGTCGGCAGCCTGCGTGCCGCATCGTTCAACCTGCGCCTGGCGCGCGCGCTGGAGAAACTGGCCCCCGCCAACTTCGAGTTCGAGCATGTCAGCCTGGGCGACGTCCCGCTCTACAACCAGGACCATGAAAACGACATGGCGGCCCCGGCGGCCAAGCTGAAGCAGCAGATCGCCGATGCCCACGGCATCCTGTTCGTCACGCCCGAGCACAACCGCTCCATTCCCGCCGCCCTCAAGAACGCCATCGACTGGGGCTCGCGCCCGTGGGGCCACAACAGCTGGATCGGGAAGACGGCCGGCATCGTCGGCACCTCGCCCAGCGCCGCCGGCACCGCCATGGCGCAGCAGCACCTGCGCAATATCCTGGCGGCCGAAGGCGTGAACGTGCTCACCACTCCGGAAGTGTTCCTGCAATTCAAGGAAGGGCTGATCGACGAGCAGTTCAACATCACCAACGAGGACACGCGCAAGTTCCTGCAGGGATGGCTCGATCGCTATGTGGCCTGGGTCACCCGGCTGGCGGGCTGAGGCCCCCGCGCGCGGCGAGTTACCCACACACCCGCCGCTTATCCCCGTCCAATGTGGAAAACACTGAGGACAGCCTTGGGGCAGCCTGGAAATCACCAATCGAATCATCGACATGCAAACGGTGATCAAAAATGGCCCAGCCTGCCCCGCGCCGCATCATAGTTGTCCCCGCCAACTGTGGATAAGCGTGAGGACAGCTTGCGGGCAGATCCGAAAACGCCTTGCCGATCAAGGCCTTGCCCATGCAGGGCAAGAATCGCGCAGGCATGCTGCGCCGCGCGGCCATCCGGCGGGGCTGCAAGGCGCCGCCGGGCACCGCCCGATGTTATCCCCGGCAAATGTGGACAAACCTCTTGACAGTGTTCTGACAAGAAGAAAAAAGCCTTACCCGCCATAGGGTTAGGCTGCGTGTGCAACAACTGCGCAACGCGCGCCGCGCGCCGCGCAGGCCGGCATCAGTCGTCGGCCTCGAGCCGCATGCCGATCTTCAGGCTCACCTGCCAGTGCGCGACCTTGCCGTCCTTGATGTGGCCGCGCGTCTCGGTCACCTCGAACCAATCCAGGTGCCGCAGCGTATCGGAAGCACGCGCGATGGCCTGGGCGATCGCATCATCGGACGACACGGTGGACGACCCCACCAACTCAATCTGCTTGTAGACGTGGCTCGACATGGCGTTGCTCCTTGTACGGTTGCTGGCCGCCGACCGGACGCGCCTCGTGCGCGCACTGCGCCGCCGGCTGATTCATTTGAGCACAGGGAAGAAACGGCGCACAGCACCGGATGTTGCGCAATGCGTCATCGCGCGACACCATGGCGGCCCGGCGCCTGCCGCATGGCGGACAGCGCGGGCGGCCCGATACAATCCTGCCTATGTCTTCCACACCAAAGCAAACGACCGGCGACGCCCTGGCCGGCCATACTCCCATGATGCAGCAGTAGCTGCCGGATGCATCGCAACGTGTTGATATACCGGGAGATCATTAGGCCGCCTGTCTAATATCAATGGCACGGCAATGCAGCGTTAGAACCGCGTGTTTGCTGGGCTTCGCTCTTAGTTTTAGACAGCGAATCAGCGCCTACGAATGGCGCTAAAGTAAGGCCACTGCCACCTTCTGAGGTCAAGCATGTGCAGCCATTACCAGGCCTTGAAAGATCAAGAGCGGATGCGCAAGTATTTCGCCGCGCATCCGTCCGCCGAAGTGCCAGCCGACATGTGGCCCAGGTACATGGGCGCATTCATCCGGCGGCCGCTGGAGTGGGACTCGGGCGACGAGGCAGTACCGGAACGGGAAGCAGCCACCGGACGATGGGGAATGATCCCACCCGGGACCAGGCCGGAGAAGTTGGCAGAAGCCAGCAAGAAAAACACGTCCAATGCGCGCTCTGAAACCGCCCACCAGCTATGGACCTTCCGCAACGCCTGGGCCAAGGCGCAGCACTGCATCATCCCCGCCGACGCCATCTACGAACCTGACTGGCGCAGCGGCAAGGCGGTGCCTACCCGCTTCACCCGAGCGGACGGCGCACCCCTGGGCATCGCCGGCCTGTGGGATCGCTACCGCAACGCCGCCGGCGAATGGATCGACAGCTACACCATGCTGACCATCAATGCCGACGACGACCCGCTGTTTCGCGACTACCACCAGGCCGGCAAGGAAAAGCGCATGGTCGTCATCCTGCCCGACGGCGCATACGGCGACTGGCTCACCGCGCCGGCGACCGACACCCGGGATTTCCTGCTGCCCTACCCGGCTGACCGGCTGGTCGCCGCGGCCGTGAAGTGACCCCGATTTATCAGGGATATACTGTGTTTTTATACAGTATTAAGCAAGATCATGAAGCTGGAATGCTCGGTGACCCGCACCCATCGGCAGGGCGAGCGCCTGAAAGATCGTGAATGGGATCAACCCGTCATCGGCATCGTCCGGATGCAAACGGCTTTCATCCAGACCCTGAACAGAGAAGTCCCCATGATGACCATGGACAGCCTGGAAACTTTCGGCAAGTCGCGGCGCGGGGCTATCCCCGACCTGCTGGAGCCACGCCTGCTCACCTTCTGCTCAGACCGCGGCATGATGGTTGTCGGCTTCGAGGAAATCTGCGGCCGGCGATACTATCAAGGATGGTGGATCCGGTGGGACTTCACCGGCACAACCGCTTGATCGTTTCATTGCCGTCGAGAATCTGGCGACGCACCGCGGCCGGCGTTGCATCGACCTGCTCGACCGTATCGAACCAGATCGGCCGCGCATGGTCGCAGAACTCAACGCCGACCCGAGCCGCCGGGCCGGCGCACCCAATCAGACTTGAGGCGATCAGCAACGCCATCATCATCAGTAGCAGCAACCTGGTTTTGCACATCCCGCGCCTCCTTCCTGGCCCTGGCGGCCTGCTCGTTGACTGCCGCCTCGCGCTCGGTGCGCTCGACGGCCCTGCCGCTGGCGCGGCCACGTACAAAGATGATGGCCACCGCCGCGACGGCCGCAGCCGCCGCAGCGAGATAACCCCACACCCGCGACAAGATCGCCATCAGCCCCTCCCCATGAACGCCAGCACCTGGCTGTAGTAGCTGCCCCACTTCGACCGCAGGGCCGCTCGCTGCGCCTCCGTGCCGCGCGTATAGGCCCCCGGCCGCCAGGTACGCAGGTACAGCGCCCAGGCGGCCTCTACGTCACCCACCGCAGGCAACGCCTTGGGGTCCGTCCACAGCAGCAGGCGCGCCACGCCGGCGGCCAGCGCGTCGTCGTACTCCAGCGCGCCGTAGATGGCGTCGGGATCGAAGCGCACGCTGCGGGCCGCGCACAGCGCCTCCAGGGGCTTTCTGCTTGCGTGATGCAGGTACACGCCCCACACCCCGCCACGGCTGGCGCGCGTGCCCTTCTCGAACTGCCACAGCCCGCGCGCCGGACCGCGAACGCCTGGCCGGCCCTGCACCACCTGGAAGCGATGGACGCCGGCACTTTCCTGCAGGCAGATCGCCAGCAGCATGACGCGCGCCTCGGAGGTGTCCATGGTGGTCGGCAGCAAGGCCAGAGCCGGACCGATGGCCCCCTCGGTGATCTTCTGCAAGAGCGTCATTCCGCCGACCCTCCACGCAGGCCGAACAGCTTGGCCCGAGCCTCGGCGACCCACACCAAAAAACCTTTCTCCCGCATGCTCGCCATCCAGCGCATATAAGCGCCCAACACCCACCACGCCGGCAAGCCAGCCAGAAGCATGCAAGGCCCGAGCACGTAGAACATGGCCAACAGCCCTTCCTCGCCCGTGCCGCTGCGCTTGGCCACCCAATGCGCGGCATCGATAAGCGACGGCCGCCAGGAAATGACAGCGATGGCCAGCATCGGCCCGAAGATGAACGAACTGAACACGGTGCAGACGGTGCGCGCCACGAACTCGCGCGCCGTCCGCGGCGGCATGATGACCATGCCGATGATGGCGGCCAGCGCTGCCGGCACGCCGAAAGCCAGGGCCAGTTTTACGGCGGCCCAGCCGCCAATGCCGGTCGAACTCGGCTCCATGATCTTGCTCCTGTGAAGGGTTTGCATCGCTGCCTCCCTGGACGAAAAAATGCCCGCTCTAGGCGGGCTGATTGCGTGGGCCTTCGTCAGGCTTGGATCTGCATCGCAGCGTCGAACAGTGCATCCAGTTGCTGTTCGCTCCACCCCAGCGCAGCCGCGCCAGCTGCAAGCGTCGGACTCGTTCGGCTGAACTCCGTAGCGGTCTCGAACGCCAGCTTGTGCAGCGGATCCGTGCCGGGGTCGTTGGCCCACGCCGTCACCGCATCGAGCAAGCCGGCCTGAAGCAAGGCCGCCAGAGCCTGGAAACGGGAAACGGAAACCGGCGCCACGGATGGGACGTAGTCGGCGTACTGTTGTTCCAGGTCATTGGGCGCGGGGCCGTCCAACCATTCCAGATCGGCCAAGCCGCCGTCTTGCGGCAACTGCCACTCGCGACCCGGATAGACAGACAAGAGGAACTCGGTGATCTCTTTCACAGGGACACCTCCGTAACGGTGTAGTTGATCGTCTCGGTGCGCACTGCCGAGGAGGCCTGGTTCGTCCAGGAGTAGAGCAGGAACCGCCGCTCCGCCAGCGACGTGTTGGCCAAGTCCGGAACGAGGATGTGCCCCATCGCCTCCAGGCCCATCGCGGAGCCACCCGAGGCGTACGCGTACAACGACCGCAGACCGGTTCCGATTGGAGTCGGAGTTCCAGTGGTCTCGTAGATGCGCCAGCTGCCCAGCGGATTGCCGGCGCTCGGCGCGATACCTGCGTAGAAGTTGCAGTTGAGGACGAGGATCGAATTTGTCGACTTGGGCTGGACTGTCAGCGTCACGCCCTGGGCATTCCCCGGCGAGGTCGAAGTTCGGGTTGATCCGGTGGTGGTAAAGCTGACCTGCTGGATGACTTCACCGGGCAGATAGGAACGAGCCGCGGCATATGCGGCTCCGCTCCACTCCATGAGGCCTACACCGGGGACAATAATCGGACCGATGTCGGTCGTCGGCAACGATCCGCCGGGAATAATAGGCGCATGCGCGCGCAGCAGCACCCCCTCCTGCACCCATGCCGACCCGGCCGCATTGCGGCGCTTGAGCAGATTGTTGCCCGTGTCCGCCCACGTCATGAACGGGCCGGCCAGCGCCCCGGGGTCGTCAGGTCCAGCGAAGTCGGTCGCGATCGTGGCGAGCGCGGCGTTGACCTGCTGGACCATGGCCAACCCAGGCAGCGGCGGCGTGGTGGATACGGCAATGCTTTCTTGTGTCATGTCGTCAGTACCTCTGAGCGAACCAATTGATCACCCGTTCGACGGGCGTGCTGATGTTGACCATCTGGATATCGAACCCCTCCAGGTCGGTGTTGGTGATCACCTCTCGATCGCCATTCTTCGCGTCGAGCGTGGTGACCTGGATGTTTGGTTTGGCGTGGAAATGCTTGGGGAAGGTGACGCGCATCCCGCCAATGGGCACGGTGACCTCGGTACCCTGTTGCACCAAGTCGGGAACATCGATCGTCCAGGTGAAGGAGCGAACGAAGGGAACAATCAGGGGATCGTCGGTGCGCAGAAGGAGGCGCACGTCAAAGTACCGAGCATTGATCGTGCCCGGCACATAATCCCGCCACTCGGTCCAATCGCCTGCCGTCTGCGCATGCCGTATCTGCGGCACCACGTGATAGAACTGGCGGTTCGAGTCATTGAGGAAGTCGTCGACGGATAGAACATCGTCCATCGCCAGCACGTTCTCACCGAAATTCAAGGCGTACTCATCGATCTCGAAATCCACCCGAACAGGCGCGGGGTAGCCGATGTCGACCACATTGGACTCGGCCGTTTCGTAAGCCCCGCCACTGGACACGCCGCCGTAGAACAGCACGTCATCCAGCGCCAGCACATCCTCCGCCATGAGAATGTCACCGGTGCCAACAAGCGTCAGCTCCCCGTTATGCACGATCGCCCCGCCGGACAGATCTCCCGTCCAGCCTGGGTGCTCGTTAATCACCTCCAGGACATTTCGAACCAGCACGGCGCCGGACACCAGCAGGCTATCGGGCGGACCGTAGATCGTCGTAGCCCCGTACTGGAACCTCGCCGCGACCCAATACAGCCCGTTTCCAACCGCCAGGCTCTCCAACGATGGCGTGATGGCCACCGTCCGCGAGTTGGCCCAGCCTGGGCCCAGGCGGACTTCATAGGACGGCTGGCGGATGTCGACAACACGGTCCCATACGAGTGTCGTCAAGCCGTCACGGAAGACCGTCGTCAGGCCTGTGACAGGCGGCAAGGGCATGAGCAAGCCGGCAACCGTGTAATCCTGCGTGCGAGGCTGCCCAGTATTGGCCCCCGTGACAGGCCGGACCGTAGCCGTGATCATGTCTCCGGTCTTTGCAGACACGATCAAGCGCCGTTCCTCGGTCGTGACTGAAGGCTGGCTCACGCCGTTGATACTGACCGTCACCGAGGCTCGCGTCTGCACGGAGAGCACCCAGCCGATCTCAACCGCGACGTCGTCGTTGACCACGCTGCGGATGGTTTCCGCAAAGGTGATCAGGAACACTACACCTCCCAGCAGTGCGCCGTCTCGCGGCGGCGTGTACTGATACGGGTTGCTCTCGCTCTTGTAGTACTCCAGATCGTCGTCGACCGCCTCGAAGCGGAGGCCGTCACCAGCCGGCACGACCGCCGTTATCTTGAAGCGCCTTCCCGGCGTCGCCAACGGGTCGAACTGCCACGCCCAGTCGAATACGGCGCAGTCTTCGTACCCCGTGTCGCCCGGCATCGGGAAGCCGTCCAGGTCCGACACGATGGTCAGCTCGTCCACCTCGCCCACCGCAGAAACCACCGATACCGTTTTCATGTTCCCGTCGGGGTCGCGCAGCAAGACGGTCCCGGATCCGGCACTCGGAACCTTTTTCTGCAGCTTCATGGTCCTGCCACCGCTGCCAGGCATAAGGCGACCCGAGTATCCCCACTCCGTCAGGTCGTGCGAGAACGAAACCACGTCGCCGCGCACAGCTACCAGGCCTTCGACATCCGTCTCCCACTGGATCCGCCGGCGTTTCCAGACCTGAGCAGCCGCCAGGAGGTTGGCTTCACGCCCGGCCATGTCTTCGTACACGCAGCCATCAAAGTCCAGTTGCAGCGGGTTATTCGTCGTGGTGGCGCCTGGCACCTTGACGCGCACTTCGTCGAGGATCCAGCCCCGCGCACTATTGATGAAGTTGCCCACGATCTCGTCGACCGTGCCGTCGTTCGTGTAGGCGATCTTGAAGGACCCTGCCTTGACGTTGAACGGACCAAACATCGCCGACACCGGCAGGTTCTCGGCGTCCCAAATCACGCCCAGCTTTCCCGTCTGGTACGTCAAGGTGGCTCGGCCAGCCCGCGCGATCATCTGCAACACCGCCGCGGTGCTCATCTTCTCCGTGAGGACATAGTCGAAGGTGAGCTTCTTCGCCGCGCACCACGCACCCCACACCTTGATCGACTCGATGTCGATCTCTGCGTCGGAGAGGCCACCACCGTAAACCCGCTTGCCCCCCTCCATCTTGCCACGCGCAAAGAAGAGATACCACCACGCCGGGTTGCTGGTCTCCTGCTTCGCCCAGGCGGAACCTGTCCAGGCCAGGCACTGCGCGCTCGCGATGGCGCTGAACTCGTCGATGGCGCCGTTGAGTTGCCCCGTCGCCCTCGCACGCATGGCAAGCCGAACCTGCCCCGTGTAGTCCGCCTTGTCCTGCTGGAAGGCCATGATCTGGCTGACGGCCGTCTCGTTGGACTCGCGCGAGGTGTTGATGTCGGCCGTGACCTTGATCACGCGCACCTCGTACTGACCAACCGGCACATCCCAGGTGACCTGCCTGCGCGTCGGCTCCTGCCGTGCCCCGGTGAGTCGCACGCCGGGCTGCGCCGGGACCTTCAGCGGATCCGGGGCTATGCCCTGCCACGGCTGGCCCAACTGATACGGGTGAGGCACCCAGCGCCAGCGGTAGAACCCACCGGTAACCGGGATCGTGTCGCCATCGGTATGGTCGGCCGGATTGGTCGAACCGTACTCCGTCTGCTGCTGATCCCGCCAGCGCAGGGACCAGTAGTGCGTGGCAAACTGTGCGCCGATCAAGCCCTGCTCTATCCATGAGCTGGTGCCGACCCGACGGTACTGGATCCGAATGTCCACGCTCCGCGACGCTATGCCCCCGTCATCATTGATTCGGAACAGGCGGGAGGCCAGCTCAACGGACAGGCAATACACGTCCGGCCCCGTGGTACGCGTCTGCCACCCTTCAGCCTGCGGAAGAGCGAACCCCTGGATCGTCTCCGGGTTGCCAGCAATCAGGCTCAGTTTGCCGTTGGCACCCGACCGCTGAACCTGCACATCCTTGTAGTCCTCGACAGGCGTGCTGCCAATGCGCAGATCCGTCAGGCTGACATCCATGCCTTGCAAACCGAAATGGAATGCCTGGCGCAGGAACTGGTTGTCTCCTACCTGCTCGGTGTACGGATCCACCGCTAGATCCGGAACAACCTTGTGGCGGCCGAAGACCAGCATCATCGGCTCGTAGGGGCGCTTGCGGTTCCGGCCGCCCTGAATGGAGTAGGTGGAGCTCGACTCGTACTTCTGCCCCTGACCCAGCTTGGCCGAGGTGGGCGTAGGCGGAGGCAATAGTGCGTTGATCAGCAGGGAGCCGCCGATCATAATGCCGGCGCTGGCCAGCGACAACGCCGTGCCGGTAAGCTGAAACCCAGAAAAAAATCCCGGGATCCCGGCGCCCGGGATTGTCACGGATGCCGCTACCAACGCAATCATCGCCACAGTACGCAGCACCTTGCCGCCGCCACCGCCGCCCTCACCCTTCGCCCGGATGACGACCTGGTCGCCCTGGCGCGGGATCAGGCGCTGCCACAGGGCAAGCGGCACCGGCCGGCCGTTGTGCCACACGTTCACCACGCGCGACGGCAATGCCACCCCCATGCGTTCGCAGTACCGGCCCAGCGTCTCGCCGGGCAGGAAAGCAGCGCAATAGGCTTTACGCCCCTCGGAGGCGACGAACGGATTGTGCACCACCATGAGCGCTGGCATAGCCGGCTCGGTGGGGTCGTGCTTCTCTACGATTTCCACCGGTAGAACCCTTCAATCTTGTAGTCGATCATGGTCATGGCCCGCAGGCGCTGCCGAATCACGGCGCCGAAGGACTTGTCGGCATGCAGAACCCACCATTCGCCGGCGAGCTGGCACATGACGCCGATGTGGAACAGGTCGCCGCGCGACGTGAGCAGCACCGGATGCCCCTCGACGGGCTGGGCCACACGGTCGGCGAAGTCGGCCTTCACGCGGGCAATCTGTGCAGCCTGAGCGCGCAAGGTGTCTTCATGGGAGCCAGGCAAGCCTGGGACAATGCCCAATACTTCGCAGGCGACCAGCTCAGCGAATGACGCGCAGTCCCCAACTTCCGGCACATAGGGCCGGTTCAGGTATCGATCGGACCAATGCATCAGAAAACTCCGGGTGCCGTCAGGGGGTCAAAGCGCATGGCCACGCCCGACTGCATCAAGGTGTTCTTGAAGCCTAGATCACCGCTGACACGAAAGTTCGTAATCTCCAGCCCCGTCAAGTCCATCGTCATGTCCAGTTCAATGTTCGACGGGTTGGAGCGCAGCAGCAGGATCAAGCGGCACTTGGCGCCCTTCCCGCCCTGGCTGTACTCCAGCCATTGCGTGAGCTCGCGGCCGATGTTGTCGACCTCGAGGCGCGCGCCTGGCACCTGCTCCGCCTGATCGTCCGGGATGGAGAGGTCGAATCTGCAGGCCAGAAAGGCGTGCCCCTCAACCTGGATATCCTGGGTGTCATTGACGAATCTGGCAGGTACAGCAAGGTCCGGATGGGTGATTTCGATGAGCTCGAGTAGCGGCTCATCGGCGCTGGTCGCATTAACGTTGCGCTTTGCCTGGGTGGAGAACTGTCGCGTCATGTCAGCCCACCGTTTCCAATTGAGCCGCTGCTCGCCACACCCTTCCGGGGCTGGACCAGGAGACCTTCCCCGACACGAACCGCGCTTGCTTGAGGATCAAGTCAAGCGGATCAGTCCAACCGAACCATCCGCCGCCACCGTTCAAGTCGGACCTCATCCACGCATCGAATGCATTTTTCTGCGCCACGCTCTCCACATGAACAATGACGTCGCGAGTGACAATCGGAGTAGTCCAGCGGAGCCGCTGCTTGGAGATCCCACCATCCATGTCGGTGCGCAGCACGCCATAGTCGGGATCCTCCCTGAAGCCTTCCAGCAACACTTTTGCGTAGCTCGGAAATACCACCATGTCACCCTCCCATTACGCCGCGCACCGCTTGGGCGGATCGGCCATTTCGCCGCAAGTCGTTCACGACAATGCTGATCACTTCGCCACTCACGTCCAAGCGACGATTCACGCCTGTCACCTGTTGCGGCGTGCCGTTGTTGATGATCTCCACTTGCAGAGCGCCACCCGACCGCGAGCGGCCAGCTGGCGGCGGAAGTGCCGGAGACCCAGCCATCCCGCCTACAGCGTGGCCCGTTCGAATGGAGCGTCGCAGAGCGGCAAAGCCGCTCGCCCCACCCAAGGCACGGATCTCATCCTGGTTCAGTACACCCTCGCCGCGGTGAACGATTCCGGCCGGCTCGAAGCGACCGCCGTCCCCGGTGTAGCCGCCCGAGGAAAACTGGATGCTGTCCAGCAATCCGCCCGCTGTGCCACCAATGCCCTGCAGGCTTGAGCCGGATACCGCGGAACTGCTGCCCATCCAGCTGCCAAGCAAGCCGCCCAGGGCGCCAGCCAGGGGGCCGGTGATGCTCTGCTGAATGGCGATTCGGACCATGTCGGAAATAATGCTGTCGGCTAGATCCTTGAAACTCAGTTTCCCAGTACGGACAAACCCCGTCAGCGCGTCGTCCATGCCAGTAAACGCGTTGGTCACCGCGCCTTCAATTGACGACGCCACGTTCAGCGCGCTGTCTACGTAGTTCCCCAACCCGCGCGCCATGCCCAACTGCCACGAGGATTCCGCCTCGCGCTTGCGGGCGGCGGAATCCTGAAGGATTGCCACCTGGCGATCTTCAGCATCGCGCAAGGCTTCAATTCGCGCCGCGTACGCGGACTGGTCCAGGCGCGTGGATTCGACCTGCTGGTCCTCCTCCAGCTTGCGGCGGCGCTCGGCGTACTTCTGCCGAATCGCCACCTCCTGCTCCAACTGCTCGCGCTGCTGGTCGGTCATCCCGACGCCCGCGACCTCGATGTCTCGTTCACGCTGGTACAGGTCGATCTCACGCTGCACCGCGTCGAAGTAGCGCGCAGACTCGGCGGCCTTTTTGGTGGCCTCCTCGGCCTCCTTCCAGGCTTGGATCTCGTCGAACAGCGCGATGGCGCGGGCGCGGTGCGCGTCCGACCCTTTGGCCTGCTCGATGCGATAGCGCTCCTGGGCGTCGGCTGTCATACCCAGCGTCGCGCGCTGCTCTTCCAGGCGCTTGACCAAGCCCTGCAACTCGCTTGCCTGCTGCGCGCTACCCTTCGGCAAGAACCGGTCGTTCAGCCGCTTCTGCGCATCGCTGTCGAACAAGGGCCCCAGCGCGGCACGCCACTCCTTCTCCGCCCCCTTCAGTCGCTCGCCGGGCGTGGCGAACTCCTTCAGGAACTTGTCGTAGGCGGCCCGGTACTTGTCCAGCTCGTTGATGACCGGCGCCACCCCATCCGCCGCGGCGGCTTGCGCCCCCGTCAGCGCCTCGATCTCCTGACGCAACCCGGCCACGTTCCCCGAGGCTTCGATCACCTTCTGCGCAAACTCAATCAGCCGCCCGCGGCTCGACTCGCTGGCGCGACCCGACGAGACGTAGGACTCGACCAAGGCGGCAAGCGAGGCGGCCATCTGCTCGGACGACAGGCTGGTATCGGACGCCACCGCCTTCATTTCCGCGGTGAAGTCGGCGCGGTACTGAGCAGCCGCGCGGGCGCCCTCGGTCAGCGCCGGCGTGAAGGCATTCCCCAGTTCGAAGATTGCGGCCTGGTTTTCCTTGAGGGCAGCGTTCAGGTCGTCGGTCTTGATGCTGATGACCTGCTGGCGCTGCAGTTCGTTCAGCTTCTTGAACGACGTCACCAGGTCATCCACGTTTCGCTTGGTGTCGGCGACTTCCCGTGCGCCGGCCGACGCCGAATCGCGCGCGTCCCGCCCGTACTGCAGCCACGCATAACCCGCAGCACCTAGTGTCAGTGCGACAACGCCCAGAGGCCCTCCGACCATAGCGAGCCCTGCCGTCGCCAATCGAGAGGCCGTCCCCATGGCTGCCATTCGCGCGGCCGCGACTTCGAGGGTTAGCGCCACGCCGGCCATACCGGTCGAGGCGGCAACCGCGCGAGCCGCGAATACCGTCATCGACAGCCCGGCAGACAGCACAGCTGCCACCAGCTTTGCGCCAATGACCGCAGCCACGCCGCCAGCAGCCACCGTCAAGGCATTGAGCCCCGCCTTAGCGGCGTCGGAACCCAGCGCAGAGTTCAGCCCCTCTACGGCATCCCGTAGAAAGGTTAGGCTGCCGTTTTCATCGGTCAGCAGCGCAGACACGGTATTGCGCAGACCGATCAGCGCGCCGCCCAGAGTGTCGCGCGCGGCTGCCGCTGCTCCCCCGTAGCTTTCCTCCAGGGCGCGCAGCACGACTCCCTGCGCTTCAGCAGTACGGCCGGATAGCTCCAGCTGCTCCACCAGGGCCTTCTGCTCCTCAGTGAAGCGGAAGCCTTGCCGGCTCAAAGCGGCCAAGCCCTGCGAGGGAATATCCAGCGCGCGACCAATCGTCTCGGCGGACGCGCGAATGGTCATGCCCGTGCGCGCCGCCATGTCGGCAGCCGCCTGCATTGCGCGCGGGAACTCCTGGCCAGCAATCCCGGTAAACGCCAACAGCGCGGTCTGCGCTTCGGTCACCTCGCCGGCCGAGATTGTGCTGGCCGACTCGATGGCATCCGCCATGGCGTTCAGGCTGTCGGCGCTCATCGTCGCAGCGCGTCCAGTCGACACCAGCACCGCGGCCAGCTGCGCCTGCTCGTTCTGAGCGTTGATCGTGTTCTGGACGAACGCGGTCAGAGCCGTACCCGCCGAGATACCGGCAAACGCTGCCCCCATCAGTGCAGAGGCACGTGTCCAGGAGGATCCGGCCTGCTCAGCGCTCTGCTCCATTTCACGTGCCGCCCGGCGGGTAGTACGGGCGGCACGGTCCATGTCAGTCTCGAAACTGCCGGTCCGAGCCAGCAGGTCGACGACGATTGATCCGGCAGTTGACATTCTCGAACTCCAATAAAAAAGGCCCGCGAAAAGCGAGCCTTTTCCCTTTCCTTGGCAACTATTTGGCAGGCGCTTTCTTTAATTTCTCGCAGAGCTCTGCCGCATACGAACTGATATCTAAAAGATCGCGCTGCTGCCGATCACCGCCCTCGGATGCAAGAACAATCACAAACGGCTCATAACCGGAATATGCGCCATATGCATTCTTCGCATTTACCAAGCCACACACATAGCGATGGTTCTCCTTGCCGTTAAAAAAGACACCAGAAGTCAAGCCCTGCAATTTGGCACTATCAGGATCCTTGAGCGCCTGCATCATGACTTCTTTGATCTTCGCCTCATCAATCCCCACTGCAACTGAATTTAATGACGCCCCCGCAATGGCCACGCCGAGAGCCCAAGTCAACATCCTATTCATCCTATGCTGCCTCCACATACTGAGAAAATAATGACCGAATAGTACCCGTGTCATATATCAACTGGGAGGTAGCAAGGAGCAACTGGACAGCGGCGCGCGCATTCCTGAAACCGCTAAGACAACCTCATCCCCAACGCTTCGAAAGTGCGTAGATCGGCAGCGCTGAATTGATCAGACATCCGAAGAGCTCCCAGTTCACTCTGCTCTGGGCCAGGATCAACGCCATCTGCCAACCAGCGCAACCTAGCCGTAAAATCCCCCCCCACTTGGACCTGCGCCAACATGGCCGCGGGCCGGTGGTATCGGTGCAGGTCATCGAAAGGCGACTCATCATAGAACTGCTGCCACGACCGGAATTCCCGTTCCGACATCGCCTGCAACTCTCCGATGGTCCGCCCCAGCGCCAGGGCGAGGATGTGCCAGAACCGGACCTCATCCGTCAGTTTTTTTTTCGCATGTCCGCGAAGTCGTTGATCTCAGCGATCAGGTCCGACAGTTTGCGCAGCACGTTGGGCTTGATGCGGTTGGCCTGTTCCAGGCTCAGCGCGGGCTTGCCCTCGGCCGTCACCATGCTGGCGACGACCAGGCGGCTGTGGGCGCGGTCGCGCACGTCTTCGTCCGGGGACGTCAACGCAGCAACCCACTTGTTGAATTCGACGTGGCTGATCGCCTTGAAATGGAGCGTGTGCGTCTTGCCGTCGCCCAGCTCGACCTCGCGGGCCACGACCTCGTCGCTAACGAAGAGCGCGTCCGGCAGTCCTTGCTTTTCCATGTCGTCTCCTTACGCCGCCGGCTTGAAGTTCCAGGCCACCTTGCCCGAACGCTGCAGCGTCAGGGTCCCGGTCACCCGGTCGTTGGTGGCGGCATCGATCGTCACCTCCGCGATGTACGCCTGGAAGCGGGCTGCGGTGCGGGCTACCGGCCAAACGAGCACATCACCGGCATCCAAAGTGGGCGGCGCCACGCCGTCGGAAAAGCCCATGATCCAGTCCAGCACGGCGCCGGACTCTTTCAGATCCGTCAGAATGCCCTGGTGGGACTCTGCCGTCGGGATGAAGTTGAAGGGAACCGATACCTGGCCGGGCGCGCCCAGGCCCGGAATGAACTCCTGGTCCTCGGTGGCGTCCAGGCACGTAACGTCGATTTGAGACTTGGTGCCCGCCCCCAGGCCCGTGATGCCCGTGGGGCAGGCCATCTTCAGGATGACCGGATCCGGGGTGGCCAGGGTGTTGAGCACGAACAGGTGAGTGCCCTGGGTTTTGATAACGCCAGCAGTCATGGTGACCTCACAATAAAAATGCCCGCACATGGCGGGCTGATGGTTCTGCAAAAAATGACGGCCTAACGGCCTCTGATGAAGTCGGCCTGTAGCCCAATGCGAAACAGCTTCGTGTCCGTCTCTCGGGTGTGGATGATGATGCGATTGGCGATGCCGGCCGCGTCCAGCGCATCGCGCACTGCCCCCGCCAGCGATATGCAAACGGCCTCCTGGCTATCGTCCGGGCCTGTCCAGCAGTCGATCTGGACCGTGCCGCTGTCGGCGTCAGGAGGTCCGCTTAGCTGGTCGTAGGGGTTATCGATGACCGTGAACCAGGTGATGTACGGGGTAGGCACGGCCTGCGGCGCCATGCCCGATCCGTAGATTCTCGGGTTGGCGCCGACATGACCGCGCACCGCCGGCGTGTTGATCGTCTTGAATACGGGTGCCAGCATCACAGCCTCCCTTCACGCCGGGCCTTGGCGACGACCTTCTCGATCTGGCGCACCACGTCAGCGCTCACCAGTTCGATGACTCGCTGGCCGTGCTGCTGGACCGCAGGCCTTAGCCACGGCGTCGCCGGCTGGTGGCTGGATCCATGCTCTTTGAGCGCCGCGGTCTTGCGGGTCGTCACGGGCTCCTTACCCTTGCGCGTGTAGGTCTTTTGGCGCACCCGTACCAAGTAGCGCTCCCCCTTGCTGCCAATGGGCGGTTTGCCGCGGCTGGCGATCACGTTCTGCACGAGCAAGCCGGTGGATTCGTCGCCGCTCTGCGCAATCGTTGCCCGCAGGTTCTCCTTGGCCCTGTCCCGCAGATACCGGGCACCACGCGCCAGCGCCGTCTTCACTGGCCCGCCGCGCTTGGAGACGACCTCGGCGGGCAGCGATTGAAGCGTGCGCATCACATCATCGACGCCGCGCAACTTCATTTCGACTTTCACAGCGGCTCTCCTTCCGGCCGGCCCTCACCCGCCAGCTCCCCGTCCAGTGTCATCGCTGGCGGCTCATCCGGCTCGCCGTCGGCCGCCAGAGCCTCCAGCAGTATGTCCAGCTTCCCCTCTACACGAGCCAGGCTCGCTTCGATGCGGTCCATCTGCGAACTTGTGCCGCGCGCCGGAAAGGACGGGCTTCGCACAGGAGGGAATTGCATACTCATGGCTATTGGCCCTCGCTCGGTCCGTCTACGCAACGCAGCCGCCACTCGCGGCGCGCCGTAGCGTCCGTCTCGGCGGACTGGATATTGAAGATCTGGCCGTCCCAGATCAGACGCCAGGATGCCAGCAGCGTTGGGCTGGCCGGAAACCAGCGCAGGTTCACCCGCGCGCTGACCTCCGCCTGGGTAGCGCTGCCGCCCTGGAACTCACGGCCGTGGCCTGTCAGCACCTCGGCGGGCACATCTTCTAGCCGCAAACCGTCTGCCAGCACCACAGGCCGCCAGCCGCCAGTGCCAGGAATGATGAAGCCGTTTTCGTCGCGCAAGGGCTCGCCCTTGGCTTCGAAAGTCACTCGGTGGCGTAATCGGTGAGCCAGCATCACACCCCCCATCCAATGCGGTGCGGCGCCAGCTTCACTTCGGCCGCGGCACGCAGCTTGGCGATGTCGTCGGGGCTGGCTTGATACGAGGCCTGGAGCAGCAGCATCACACCCAGCACCATACTGTCGAGCGGCGCAGTAAGCGGATCAGCGTCGACCGGCACGCCATCCACCAGGATCGCGGCGGGGACTGGCTCCAGCAGGCCCCGGTTCATGTACTGCACCGCCTCGTCCTCGGCGCTGTTCAGCAGCATCTGCAGCTTCGCGTCATCGGCATCGTGAATGACATCCAGGAACTGCTTCGCGATTTCGAGGCTGATCACGGACATATTCAGCCCCGCCGTGCTGCGCGCCTGCGTACAGGCTTGTCGTCGCCCGCAGCGCTGCCGCCCACGGCGGCGTTCGTCGCAGATTGCGACTTCTCCTGGTCATCGTCGTCCATCCCCGAGAGGTCGACCAAGCCCTTCGCCTCCAGCAGGCGCGCTGCTTGATCCGAGACGTCGAACTCATCGCCGGCCTTGCGAGTACCGTTGTGCTCGAATGAGCACTTCGCAATCACTTTCATAGTTACCTCCATGATGCGGACGCGGCGGTCACGCCGCGCCCGTCGTTGCTTAGCCGCCCGTGCCGGCGTCCAGCCCGGTGAAGGTGCCCTTCACGAAGGCTTGCGGACGGAACACGGTCACCGTGGACTGCTTCTCGCACAGGATGGTGACCATGTTCTTGACGAAGTTGTCACGGTCCTGGTTCGAAACCGTGATGTTGGCCTCTTCGCCGTCCCATCCTTGGGCACCCAGCTTGAATGCACCGGTCAGGAAGTTGTTGAGGTCCATGGCCTGAGTGGCCACGACCGGCCGCCCCCACAGTCCCGGTACGGCGAGGCCCCGCGGCGTGGCGAACAGGTACTGCTTGTCGTCGGTCTTGGTCAGTTCGATCGAGGTCCAGTCGATCGGATTCAGCACCAGGCCGTCCGCCTCGTACTCGGCCAGCGTGACTTGGAGCATGGCGATACGCAGGCGGTCCAGGCGGGTCTCGCCCTGCACGACCACGCCGGGGTTTGCATAGGCGATGGCCTGGGTCAGGATGCCGTTCATGTTCAGGCCAACACCGGAGCCCTTCAGGATCTGCAGTTCTTCCTTCAGATCCAGGCCGTACATGAGGCGCCCGTTGATGTAGGTCTGGAGCTGGCGCGCATTGCGCAGCACCTGCTTCGATGCGCGGATCCAGTGGGCAATGGTTGCCACCTTTTCCGAGTCCAGCTCGAACTTGATATCCGATTCCGGCTTGGGGTCGGTCGGGTTCTCGGCGACCACATTCGCGTTGTTCGTGAAGAGCGTCTCGCGCACGAATTCGACGTCGCTGGAGTCCGTCGGGCCCCAGGTCAGCAGGTCGCGCACAAACAGGCGCTGGTTCGGCGTGGCCACGATCCCCGGCACGCGGGTGGGCTGGATCAGCGAGCCGGCCGAATCGTCTTCGCGGGTGATGGCCGCCTTGACGGTAAAGCTGCCTTGCATGCTGGGGTTGAACTTCTTCAGTTCGTCCGATTCAGCGACCACTTGGCCGATGGACTTGGCTTTTGCCGGGCTGCCGCCGCCTTGCTCCAGCTTGGCGATCACTTGCATTGCGGCGCGCAGGTCCGCCTGCAGCTCCCCTTGCTTCAGCAGCAGGTCGTCTACCTGCTTCTTGGAGTCTTCGGAGATCTGCTGGTGGGCACGGAGTTTCTTGTCGGCGTCTTCGGCGTGCGTCTTCAGCTGGTCGTTAACCTGCTTCAGGCTGTCGTTGATGGCCTTGATGTCATTGTCGATTTGCGACATGGTCTTACCTCGGAGAGAAAATGGTGGTGAGGGATGCGGCCAGATCGGCCGTGGTGCTAAGGGCAGCCGGATGATCCGTACCGCGTCCGGTGGCGTCACGCTCACCGCTGCCAGCCGAGTCGCTCAGGCTGGACTTGAATTCAGAGATCAGGCGTTGGGCCTCGCTACGGGGCAGCCCTGCCGCGCGCATTGCCGATTCGATTCGGCGCACCGCGCTGGCCGACGTGCCACTGGTGCCTTTGCCAACCTGGTCGGACGGCAGCAGTTCATCGGCGTAGCCTTGCTCAATAGCCTGACTGCCACCTATCCACGTTTCGCCATCCATCTGGCGCTGAACTTCGCCCAGATCCTGGCCGCTAGAGGCCACGTAGATGTCAGCCATGGCGGCGTCGAAGGGCTCCATCGTGTCGGCGAACTCGCGCAAGTCGTGTCGGTTACCCTGTGCGTTCACCCAGCAGTTGTGGACCATCAGGAACCCCGCGCGAGCAATCTGCCGCTTGTCGCCCGCCATGGCGATGATCGAGGCGGCACTGGCGGCCAGGCCCAAGACCTTGACCGTCACCTCGCCCTGGTGCTCGCGCAGCAGGTTGTAGATGGCCAGGCCTTCGAACATGTCGCCGCCGGGGCTATTCACGTTCACGGTGACGGGGCCAGCACCCATACTGCGCAGCGCACTGGCGATGCGCTTGGCAGTCACGCCTTCGCCTGTCCACCAGTCATAGCCAATCACGTCGTAAACGCTGATCGTCCGTTCTGCGTCGTCCTCGACAGCAGCGCGCACGCCAGAATCCCAGCGCTCCAGGGCGCGGGGAGACATGTAGGCCGAAACAGCCGCGCAGGGGCGGCCCGCCGGCGCGGCCGGCAGGTTCTTCTTGCTCATGTGGAGGTACCTCAGGTATCGGCCGTGGAGGCCATCATGTCTTTCAGCCAGTTGGCCATCGCGTTGCGGGCCTGCTGGTCCGCGGTATTGCTGCCCAGGCTATCCAGTGGCGCCAGCGCCGTCTGCACGGTAAGCACCGCGGCATTCCCGCCCATCGGGGCTCGGTCTTCCAGCTCGCGCACTTCGTCGCGCGTCAGGATGCCGTTGTTGACCATGACGGAATAGAAGGCTGCACGTGCGGCGCTATCGGCCCGCAGCAGCCCCTCCACCGCGAACTTCGGGTAATACCGCAGGCGCTCGGCCGGGGTGAGCAGGTCTTTGACGATGCTCTGCTCTATGCGCTTGAGCCATGGCCCCAGTGTGAACACCAGGAACCCGATCATTTGCTGCTCGATGCCCGTGCCCCAGCTTGTGGCCTTCTCGGTGTGTCCGACCATCCAGGGCGGGACACGGAACCAGCGGCAGATTTCCTCAACGGAGTATCCTCGGGACTGCAGCAGCTGCGCCTCGACCGGGTTGATACCCAAATTGCCTACCTCCATCCCGTTTTCCAGGATGATGGGCCGACCTGCGTTGACCGCACCGGCGGCTCGCCCGGTGATAAACTCGCGCGCCTCCTCGCGCTGCTCTTTGCTCATCTTGTTCGGGTACTTGAACCAGACGCTGGGCATTAGGCCGCGCTTGAACGTACCGGCGGCGGCCTCGTCGGTTGCGAGGGCGGCGCCAAACACCTGCGCCCCGTACCGCAATACCGAGACGCCGTTCTTGCCATCCAGTGACCATCCTGGGATGGACCAAATGCGCGATTCCTCTATCACACGCTGGCGGCCGAAATCGTCGGTGTAGCGGTACTCCCAGGAGTCGCCTAGACGCGTGCGGCTCAGGCGATCCGGGTTCAGGAACTGGAGGCCGACTAAGCGACCGCCGACGAGCAACTTCTCGCAGCGCGCCACGCCTCGCAGCAACATCGCCGCAACCACCGACTCCCAGAACACCGCCGAGATCGTGTCAGCGTTCGGCTGCGCGCCGAGAATGAAGTCCAGGTGATGCTGCGGTGCTGGTCGGCGCGAGCCTTGCCGCCGCTCGTGCATACCGAGAGGGAGCGTTGCGATAGTCTCCGAGATCAAACGGGAGCAGGCCCACACCGCCGACAACTGCAGGACGCTGTGGTCGCTCACGTTTGCGCCGGCCGCGTTACGCTGCCCAATGCTCGCCCACGCCTCGACGTCGGTGAGGCCGAACGGGCGTCCGAGCCAGCCGAGTACCGCGGCGCGGACCCTGCCGACCTTTTGCGCTTTCTGTTTCATCCGATCACCGCGTTATTAAAGAAGTCTGAAAGGTCCTCGGCGTCATCCGAGGCCACGGCCAAGCCCATCGCCATCAGCAACGCGGCCATATCGTCGATCTTGTCAGCCGAACGCTTCCGGTCCGGCGCCATCGACAAGTTCACGTCGCGACGCGCCACCAGATTCGAGGCACACCACGCCAGCACCGGATCGCCGCCATGAACCAACTTGCCGCCGACATACGCCAGCTCAAGGGCTTGCATCGCAGGGTGGTAGCTCTTGGTGCCCTGCACGAACTGCACCATCGGCACGCTTGCCGCCACCAGACGGTTCACCAGGTCGGCCGCGTTCCAGGCGTCGTATGCGATTTGCTGTGGGTCGAATCGCTGCACCGCGGCCAATATGTCCCGCTCGATGACCGAGTAGTCGGTCACGTCACCTTCGGTCTGGAGCAGGTATCCTGCCTCCACCCAGCCGGCATACGGCACTGTGGCACGCTCGGTCCGCTGCTTCACGGCCTCGGACGGCACCCAGCGCCAGCCGTGCGTGTACCAGACACCCTCGACAAGCCACAACAGGCGGAATGCGGCGATGTCCGTGGTGCTGGCCAGGTCCAGGCCGCCCCAGCATGGGTAGCCCGCCAGCCAGTCCAGGTCAACAGCGCCGCCGCACTTGGCCCACTTGGTCAGATCGACCCAGCCGCTGGCGGTCGATGCCGGCCTGTTGCACCGCTTTATGCGGAACTCCGCCAGCTTGGACGGCATCTGCTTGGCTTCAACGGCCTCCTTTCGGATGGCCGCCTTCAGGTGCGGATTGACATCCAGCAGCGGATTCGCCTTGATCCACTTCGACTCGTCAAACTCGTCGTCCTGCGTGATCTTCGCGGACTTGTCTTCGTTGTCCAGTGCGTAGAACAAGGCCAGAAAGTGGTCAGCCTGTGTGCCCAATACTCCGCGCAGCAGCGCGAACACGAATCCGCGAATTTCGGCCCAAGGGCCGGCGTTCGTGTACCCCTCGGTGGTCGTGAACAGCCAGAGCGGGTTTGCCCGCGCGCCAGCGGCCGACTGCAGCACGTTCAGCAGGTCGGCTGTCTTGTGCGCGTGGATCTCGTCCAGACCTGTGTGGGACGGGTTCAAGCCATCCTGCGTACTGGCCTTGGCGTGAACGGCCTTGTAGCTGCTGCCCGTCTCGAAGCGGCTGATAGACTTCGCCCATGTGGCTAGGCCGAAGGCCTCTGCCAGGTCCGGCGTTTTCTCCACCATGCGCTTGGAGGCGCGGAAGATGATGCTGGCCTGGTCGAAGGTGGTGGCCGCGCTGATAACCTGCGCGCCCTCTTCCGGCTCGCAGCACAGGCAGTACAACAAGATTGCCGAGGCGAGCGTACTCTTGGCGTTCTTTCGCGCCACCGCGAACAGCGCGGACGTAAAGCGCCGGGGATGGAATGTGTCGTCGTCGCCCCAGCCCTCGACCTTGATTGCGTCACGCCGGCGGAACCCGAACAACTGCACCACGAAAAAGACGTGGCTCGGGTGCATGACGATGGTGGGCGTTTCCCATTTACCCTCTACGTGCGGCAGTTTTTCGATGAAGTCGCATGCATCATTCGCGTGCCACTCGTCGAAGAAGAACGGCGTTCCGCGACGCCGTGCCCGTTTCAGGTCGTCTAGGAATCGCTTCGCGGCGAGACGAATCCAGCGCCCATGCCTCTTGCGCCCCTTGTCGGCAACCGCCGCCTCCGCGTACTTGGTGGCGATGCCGACATAATCACGCGCTGCGACGCTTCCCATTGCTGTTGAACCTGTTGCCCGCTTGCTCAGCAGGGGCAGAACCCTTCACTTTTCCCTGAGCGACAGGCGTAAGACCGAATTCGCTAACCAGCGCACGGTATTGCGCGAGCATGTGGCCGGTGGGGGTCTCGCCAGCCATCCATAGTTGCACCAGCTTCCCGTGCAGAGCGCAGAGCATCCCCAATGGCCCCAGGCCGGCCTCCGTTAAAAGTCGGTTTGCATGCAGGATCTGCGCAAGCCGGTTCCACTCCGCCTCGGCGTGTCGATTTGGCATCCAATCAGGAGCAGCAGGAATCTCCGGCACCAGGGGCAGATCAACAAGATCGCCCCCCTTCCTATCGGGACGATCCGTTCCAGCAACCACCTTCAATACGGTGGGCTTTCGCGGGTTCGCCATGACTCGCTTCCTCAAAAAAACCTGTTTTTCTCAACTGACGGCGTAAAAGAATGCCTTGGGGCGGCTGGTGTCCAAAAAACAACACTAAGTTTTTGCCCCCCCCTTTCACTCCCATCGATCCACCGCGGCAAGGCGGCCAGCTCGTGTCGATTCGGGCCTCGCACTGCATTGCCTGATCCGCGCGCGGCAGATGTCTTTGTCGGTGTCCAGAAGCACGACATCGGCGCCACGATCCAGCCAGAATTTCCGGCGTTTAAAGCTGCCCGCCGTGTCGATCAGGAAGCAATGCGGGTGCGCTGTCTTGCCTCGCATGTACTCAGCAACCAGAGAGTTGCGCTCACGAATCACAAGGCTGCGCTCTCGGCTATCCGCAATCCACATAGGCTTGCCGATCACGGTAGGAGCAAGGATGTCCAGGTCGATTACGAGATCGCTGGCCTTCGCTGCTGCCTTCACCCAAGTGCTCTTACCTGCGCTGGGCGGGCCGACAACTACCGTCAGCGGCTTCTGCGTTATCGGCATCCAGACCGGCGCCATGGTGCCCACCGCGCCCGCCTCCGCGATTTGACGCATAGTGATCCGTCTATGGCAGTCTCTGTTCACCGCGCGCAAATTGTCAGGGCTGTCATCCAGATCGCCAGCCACGTCTCGCCTGTTATCTATGTGGTCAACCTCGTGCGCGACCAAAGGCATCAGCTTAGTTTTGCAGTCATCGCATTGGCACAACCGTCCGTCACGCTCAAGAATCTGCTCTCGAAGGCGACGCCATGGGCGGCCGCCTCGCCCAGCTCCATACCTCGGCGCGTCCAGTTCGGCCGCCACCACGCTTGGAAAGTGCCGACGGGTCGTGGGCACGCGCTTAAGCGTGCTCGGCTTAGTTGGCATGCAACCTCCAGGAAGATCGAAAACGGCGAGATGAAGGCCGTGAATTGGTGCCGGATGCCGCCTACTACACACCGCCCGGCGCGATGCCCCAACCCCGCACGCTGCCCAGCGCGCGGCCCTCGGTAGCGGGAGGGAACAGAGATAATCGTATGCACAAAAAGTACTTGCCATCCCTGCTTAATGTACATACAATAACTACATGGACATCACATTCGACCCCGCCAAAGACCTGAGCAACCAGCGCAAGCATGGCGTTTCACTGGCCGAAGCCGAGGGTTTCGAATGGGATGACGCCCTAGTGCGTGAAGACATGCGCCGCGAGTACGGCGAACGCCGCATGATCGCCCTGGGCTATATCGATGTGCGCCTGTACTGCGTCGTGTACGTGGACCGCAACAACGAACGGCGCATCATCAGCCTGCGCAAGGCAAATTCGAGAGAGGTGAATCTTTATGCCCAAACTTAAGCCGGGGACAGTTGTCCCCACCCGTGAAGAAGACGAGGCCATCAACCGCGGCATCGCTGCCGATCCGGACACCTACGAACTCGGCGCCGCCGACCTGAAGCAGATGAAGAGGATCGGGCGCCCAAAGGCCGAGGTGACGAAGGAGCGCATCACTATCCGCTTGTCGCCCGACGTGCTGGAGCGCTTCCGCGCAACAGGCACCGGCTGGCAGACGCGCGTTGACGCTGCTCTGAGGGACTGGCTGAAGACGCACCAGCCTGGCTAGGATTGGAAGCGGCGGCAGGGCTCGAACCTGCGACCTCCGGGGTATGAGCCCGGCGCTCTACCACTGAGCTACGCCGCAATCTGGAGCGGGCGGAGGGGATCGAACCCTCTCAGCGCGGCTTGGAAGGCCGGCGGCTCACCATGAACTACGCCCGCAGAAACGCAAAAACCCGCCTGCTTTCGCATGACGGGTTTTCTGGACGGACTAATACACCGTATCCGTTAGGACCGGATATTGGGGGAGAAAATCCCATTCGTCAAATTTTCTTTGCATCGGCATCGCCAGCAAGCCAGTTACATATCCTCAGCCGCTCCGTGAACGCCTGATACGCTTGGGGGTGGAGCCCCGGCTGTTCCCCCTTCTCGCTCCGGTCCGCGCCCCCGAAAAGCCACCGCTTCAACTTGGCATGGTGCGCCCCCACCGTATTCTCATCGACGCGGAATTGATCGGCGAGCGCGACCAACGTCACCTTGGCACCGAAAAGGCGCTGAATCAGCGCCGACCGCAACCGGCCGTTGGAAACGCAGCCAGAGAGAGCGCCCGCAGCTGCTGCCGTCGTCAGCACGCTCATAGCGTCCTGCCATTCCGGGTTGACCTTCCGCCCCGAGCAGCAAGACACGCGGCAATGGCAGGGGATATCCGCCGGCGCGATGCTCGCCACCAGTACGGCTTGGTGAATCGGTTCGAGTTGGGCCAATTCCGCCCGGATCATGCCTGCCTGACCTGCCCCATCGAGACCGGACAAGCCTTTGCCGCCTTGGCGAGCCATGCCGGCAGTCAGCTCGCCCGATGCAAGCCGGTTCATCAGCGGTCGGTCGTACTGCTGCATCGAGTAGTGCAACGCGAATGTCAGCGCTTCGTGGGCGCTCTTGAACATAGGCCCCTGCTTAGCCTGCCCCACAGGCGTTGAAGCGAGGCGAGAAATCGTCATGGTCACCATTTATCCCAGCTCCTTCAGCAGCGTCGCAATTTGCTTGACCTTGGCCACCTCCTTTTCGCTCGCCGCGGACCGCTCCTCGATCGCCAGCGCCGCGTTATCGATCTCGTCGGCCAGCGCCCCCAGCCCAGCCATCGCCACGCGTACCTTCGCGGCAATGCTGGCCAACATATCCATCGGCGGCTGCGCGCCTTGCGTGGCAGCAAGTTTCGGCCCGGCCTGCGCCGCAATTTTGGTCATAGTCACCGTGTGCTTCTCCTTTACCTCAACGCGCCGGAATGAACCCGGCACAACTTCCTTCACCAGCCCAGCCTTCTGAAGGCACGCCAAGCAGCCGCGCATGGTGTGTATGTCCACCGATGCGCCTGCCATGGCCTTCATTTCTCGGGCGATATCAACCGGAGTAAATGCTGTGCTCAGGCTGGACGGCAGCGCGGCAAAAACCTTCTTCGCCACGCTCGTCTGGCCTGCCAGCAATGCTTGCATGCGTTCTGGCGTCATCAAATGATCCCCGGGTTGTATGGCGGCGCGCCCAGCAGTTGCTCGATCGTGGCTATCGCCGTCCCATCGCGCACGGCCTTCTCGGTGAACCGCAGGACGCGCCAGCCAGCGATCGCAGCGGCGTTGTATTTCTCGGTGTCTGCCACAAAGCCGGCACCGCGCGTATGGCGCCCCTCGGTCCAAACACCACCCTCAATCTCAACCGCAACCCTGGCGTGCGGCCATGCGAAGTCAAACCGCCAACGACGCGGGGCCGCGAAGAGGTACTCCCGCTCAGGCACTGCCACCCGGACCGCCCGAAGATCGCGCGCGAAGCGTTCCTCCAACGGGCTCGGGGCGCGCGGCCGCTTCCTTGTCGTACCCGTCATCGCAATCCCCTTTGATCCGGGCGGCTCGGTGCCATCGCGTGCATCGCCCCCTGCGCAGCGGCCGCTCGGGCATGGGCAAGACGCATTTCGGGGGACATGGTGTACTGCCCCGTCTTCACGAAATTGCGCGGCCCGGCCGCTACGCCGATGTACGGCGCCGGCTTGGGGCGCGCTGGCTTCACGGGGATGGAGCCCTGGCCAGCGTGCGAATCGGACGACGCGGGTTGATCTTCGATGCGATGGACGAGGACGCCGGGCACGTCCTGCGTCACTTTGGTCTTGCGCTTCTCGCTCTTGACCGCTTTCTTGCGCTTCGGCTCGGCCGGCACCTTGGCCGGCGCCATGGCGTGCCGAATGGATGCCACCAACCAGCGGTCATACGCCTGCTTTTGGCTGGACCCACGACGCCGCACAAACTGGCAGGCACACTCCCATTGCCGGCCACCGACCGGCTTGATCCGCGGTTGGGGAATCATGCCGCCCTCCTTCCACGAGCGCCGTTACCACGCGTGCTATTCATAACGCTTGTCCTCTGCTTTGCAAACTGTTTGCGCACTTCTGCTTCCAGCGCACGCTGCGCGTCCGCCCCCCGCTTCCGTCCAACCAGGGCCAGGTACGGAACGCGCCGGTCAAATGGCAGTGAAAGCACATGCCGGGCTTCGCACTCCAGCCTCCATGCCTCGCTGGCCGATCCGCCCGGTGGCATATGGCGGCCGGTCAAATCGTCACCCCGAAGTCAGCACGAACCCGAGCCTTTTGCTCCTCCGACAGGTCTGCCGCCCCCAGCACGCGCGCTTTGAAGGCGGGGGACGTCTCGCCCTGCTGTTGCTTCAGGCCCAGCTCATTGCCCTTGGCAAGGATCCCAGACCACGACCGCAGCCAGTCCAGCGAATCCGGAGCCTTGCCGTCAGCCGCAGGGACGCCTTCCTTCGCCTTCTCCATCCACGACGCCCGGAAGCCAGCCCAGGAGTTTTCAGCCGAGACCCGCACGGCTTCGGCAACAGACACGCCGGCCTTCTCGGCCTCGCTTTGCACCAGCTGCCAGGCTGTCCGCGTGAGCGGCTGTTTCTTGTCCCTGCGCACCCTCAGCCAGTCTTGGGCATGCTGGCGGTTGACTCCCTCCTCCACCAGGTCTTTCACGCCAACTGTGTCCAGCGGCTTCGATGTGCCACCCGCCTTTGGGCTGAAGGCCTGCGGGTTTTCGGGCACACCGGGCGCACCTGCGCCCCCCTGACGGTTCCTTGATGGTTCTTCTTTGGGTTCTATGACGGTTATGG